TGTGACCGCGCCTAGGGGTATGTCCATCTGAGACATACGAACGAGCATATCGTTAGCGTCCTTCAATGAATCATACCCAAACAGCGGGAGTATGCGCTTAATGGCTGAAAAGTCAAACCTTACTGGCCATTTCTGATTATCAATCGTTACTTCTTTCATATTAGGCGATTGTGGTCTTTGTGATTGCGCCCGTTCCGGTGAATGACCCGGACGTAGTGGAGTTTTCCTCCACGGCCGCATTGATTGAAAGCTCGGACAGGTGCGCGCTTCCAGCGTACTGCGTATCCCCCGTTTCGTCAGTCGTAAACTTCCAGAGTATAGGGGTGGATGCGTTGAAAATATCAAACAGGTCTGCGCTAGATTTGACATCTACCGAGTTTAGCGTTTTCAACTCAGAGGTAAACCCTTCAAATGCAATGCTGAACGACTTTTTGCGTGATTCTTGCGTTGCCCACCCGCCGATATTGTCCTTGTGTACTGTTTCTGCAAGCTCTTTCGACATAGAAAGGCTGCAAGAAGTGGCGCGGCCAACTACATCACCATCCACATACAGGCGCAGGTTGGTTCCGTTTATTACTGTTTCGGTCATTGGTAATTTATTTAGGTTGTAACCCTCGCCCGGTAAGGCTGGATAATTTGAAAATATTGTTGGTCGTTATCGTATGATGCATCTGATTCATCGTCGAACCTGGTGCGTATTTTATTGCCTGCAGCCAATTGCTTGACCTTCCAATTCAATGCAGTTTTTACCGCCCTGGAAACCGCTCGGACGGTTGAATTGTCAATCGCAATACTGGCCACATTGAAAGTCCACCCGTCCGATATTGGGCCATCTTGCGTTTGTTGCTCTGATTCCTCTACTTGCTGAATCAGTACGTAAGGAGCCGCAGCGTTTTGCGGCGCAATAGAGGGATATACCCGGCCAGCAACCAGGTTGTTTAATTGCGTATCGTCCCGCAGCATTTCGTATATCCCTGTCTCTGGGTTCATTTAAGTAATTTTAATGCCACGAGCATTGGCGTGGTTTTTGATTGCTGCAAGGCCGGCTTTTTCAACTTCTGATATAATAGTTGAAGACGTGGCGGCAAGCGCAGGTGCCAAGACTTTTGCGTTGAATCGTTGCGCTGATCCGAAAACCATTGCTGCGTAATACGCATCAGTAGGCTGGCCAGGTCCGCCGTATTCCATAACCCTTTGCTTTGCGAATTGAGGGCCGACAAAAACGTCTGTTGACTTATTGAGAAGAATTCTTTTAATTGATCTGCGCAGGTTGCCAGGATTGTATTTAATTCGGCTGCCTGACGTATATCTGTAATGCGGCTTTGTGGATTTAGGAGCAAGGGTTCTGGCGGCTTTTACAAGTGGCCGAGCTGCGCGAACAAGTATTTTCTTCTTTGTCTTTTTATTGAAGTCGTCCGTTGACAGCCTCACCTTCCTGAGAAAGCTAGTAATCTGCGCATTTGTGCTTGCGCTATTCCCTACGCTTGGCATATTAGATAGTTTTATTTTCCCCTATTTGGAACGCCTCAATTAATAGGTAAACCTGACGCATTCCAATGGGCAAAACTGAATCTATTTCATAAATCTTGCCATCGTAAACCAATCGCTCTTTTGCGCTGATTTCGCGGTCGCCCTTTCGGATCGTAAAGCGCACAGAGGTGCGGGTGGTCATTTGGTTGGAAGCAAACTTTTCATCGCTTCCAACAGGCATAAATTCAGCACCTGCGTAGGTAATAAATCGGTCGGTCCACGTTTTGACCTCCCCGCCCTCAGCATCGCGAGCAACGGTAAACCCTTGCACCGTCAGCCTGGTATTCATTTTTCCAATTGCGTCCATGCTATAAAATTGTAACACGTTCCATATCAAGTATCGCCTTTGACGCTGTTGGGAATCTTCGTACAGAATCGGCAGGGTTTTCGTACCAATCGCTAATCAATAAAAGCATAGCTTGTTTGATCTGGCGCGGCACGTTTTCAGGTTCATATCCAGCAGTATAATCGACCTTAATGCGGTCACCAATTGGCCATTTTTCGACAGGGTACAGGTCGCAAACTTTGCTGGGCGTAAACTCGTAATCGTCAGCAAGTAGGGTAACTTGTTCCTTTAGTTCGTTGCGGTAGGTAATAGATTGAATTGAAGCGACAGGACCGTACAATTTAAAATCTTCAAACCGAGTAAACAACGTAAATCTAGTTTGTAGGCAAAGAATGAAACCAATATAGTTTTCACAATATCCACGAGCCGCGCCAATCAGGGCTAAAATCGTTACATCGTCTGTATCAAAGTCCACCCGTAGGTGCTCTTTTACCTCAGCCAATGTTACTGGTTCAGCACCAATGATGTTTATGGTCGTAGATACTCCGTACATTATCGTTTTTCTATCTTTTCGGGTTTACGGCTAATACTTTTTCGGGCGCGTTTTGCTGGCGTAGCGGAGGGCTTTACACCCTCCGCGTTATCCAGGTATTCCGCTAGTCCTCGATTAACCCAGGTCTTCGCTAACAGCTCCGGCAGATCAACCTGTTCGCCAGATTGATAAGTGAATCCGCTGCCTGCAATTGGCTGAATTATTGTGACTTTACGAAGCTGCATTGGTCAGTTTTTTAACTGCTTTGGTATCGAGCAGCGCACCGTCCATCCGCGCAAAGGCCATGAAGCCTTTTTGCAGGTTTGCGATATACAGCTCGTTAATCTCGGCCATCGTGACGTCACGCGTAATTCGGACGCGGTACTTGCTGAAGTCGCCGAACAAAAGGGGGACGTTGCCAGCTCCGAGGCTAGCGATGTCATTGTTGACTGTGTATGGCTTGCCTTCGAGCAGGTCGGGCGCGCCTTCGCGCATTGACAACTGCCACAGGGGGGAAGCGTCACCAGCTCCTAGTGCAAGCTTGCGCAGGGCTGCAATGGTCAGATCGTTCAGCATGTAGCGGCCATTTGCCCGGTATGCAACGTCTACGCTGTGTTGCAGGTCAATGATCTCGCCACGCGTAACGCCAGCAGCAGCAGCGGAAGTAACGCCAGCAAGCGCACCAGTTGCCACGCCAGAGGGCTGGCCGGATCCGGTTCCAACAGTTAGGTGCCTATTGAAAATTCGCCCCAGTCGTTCGGCAAGGATTGGCATGATTTCAGCCTCCAGGTTGATCCCGTTATCTTGCATCAGCTGGTAGGACAGCTTTACGACGTCAGACGTATAGGCGTAAGAGCCCAAGGTGGTGGAGCCAAAAGCAATGTCCTTTACCGCAAGGGGCGCGTTTTCCGCAACAAGTCGGCCAATTACGCCGGTTTCGTCGCTGGACGGGAAAGGCATAGGCGCACCTGACAGGGTGCGGATTACAGTAGAAACGTCAAGCATTCCACCGTACGCGGCCATTGATTTAATCAACTCGTCGCCAAACTCTTGAGGGACTGTAAAGCCGCCCAAGTTGTTTGTTCCGACCGATTGCGGGTCTGTCCCTCGGCTCATAATGCCGCGCTCCTCGGTAGACATATTGCCAAGGCCCGTGCGCAGCCATTTATCGAACGCGGCCCGGTATGCGCCTTTTTGGTCTGCGCTTTTTGGCGCAACCCCGCTGCGGTCCTCCGATTCGGCTTGCTGGTCGGCAATCAGGGCCATGTTTTGCTTTACGCTCTGTCCGCGGTGGATTTCAGCAGTAAGCGCGGCAATGTCTAGCTGAATCTTATCCCATCGCTGCGACATTTCATCAGTTACGTCTTTGCCGTTCAGCTGGTTGTTCAGATCGTTCTGCTCATTAACCAGCCGGGCGCGTGTCTCAAGAAGTTCCTTCTCGGTTCTCATATTGCTCAGTATTTGGCACTTCCGCGCCCGTTAAAAAATGTCGTTTGTATTGATTTGAATTAGCCGGGCGCGAATTGCAGCAGCTTCCGCCTTTTGCATTTCGTCCGATTTTGTTCCTTCGTTTTTTTGTCGGGCATTAAACCGACCTTTTGCCGTCTCAAGCGCACGAAACGCAGGCGCAAGGCCAGCCGAACGGACGCCAGCAGCCTTGTAGGCCGGGTAAGTCACGGGGGAAACATCAAACAGCTCATCAACGTCGAAGTGGTTCAAAATCCATTGACCATCTTCCGACCGCGTCATTGACCATTTGCGCTCTGTTTCGTCTTCCCAATCGACCGAGAACGCGAACGAACTTTGAGTTACGTCACCACGATCAATACTCACCTTCAGGTCGCGGGCGTAGCTAACGTCTGCCATTTCGCAGGCGTAATTCAGCCCGTCATTATCGGTACCTACTTCTAAGGTTCCAGACGTATTCCTGCCCAAAATCAGATTAGCGTCGTGATTGAACAGGCAGCGTATATCAGACTTTTCCAATGCGCGATCAAACGCGCCAGGGTGGATAATTTCCCTGAATCCGCCCAAGTCTTCAGACAGTACATTGAATACCGAGCCGTGCCCGTCAATCCGCAAAGGGTTATTGCTGGCCCCGCCGTCCTCAGACCTGCTAAAAGCGAATGGCACAAAGCGTCGTTGAACGCCTGTCGTTGGGCTATTCCTCTTCTCCATTACCTAGCTGGTTTTGTGGCACTTCCGCGCCTTGTTCTATTTGCCCCAATCCCGTCATTGGGGCGAAGTTGACAGGGTACAAATGTATTTTGCCCTCGCCCCCGGCAATAGGATTGTACCCCTCAATGGCGCGTACCTCATCCCTGTTTAGGGTGCCTGTGCTTAGCATCATGCCATGCATTTTTGTCCGCGCCTCTGTGTCGCCGCGCATTAAGCTATCAAGGTTAAACCTAAAATAGGAAGCTGATTGGTCGCTAAATAATTTAGTTAATTCTGCCTCCCACCGCTTGACCCAGGGGCGCAAAGTGTGCGTAACAAACTCCCTGCCCTGGTGCTCAATGTTGTTGTTGGTGCTTCGATCCAGGGCACTAAGCATATGCATGGGAACGCGAAAAATGCGGCTAACGTCTTCCGTCGTTGCCTTCATCATTTCGAGCCATTGCGCATCGGCTGGGGATAGGCTCAATGCCTGGTATTTCATTCCGCCTTGGAGTACAGCCGTGCCGCCAGAATTGCCAACACCACCGTTCGCGCGCTGCCAGCTGTCGCGGTTTGCCTCAGCCACTTCTTTCGTAAGTGCCATGTCGGTAGTAAGGACGCCAGACAGATTTGCGCCATTTTTCATCAGCGCAGACATGTAGCCTTGCCCTGCTGTCCCGAGGCCAAACGTGTCCCTGTGGGTGGTAATCGGGCTTTTGCCTGTACCGTTCTCACTGTCCCAGACCATTGCGCGAATGTGGAGCACGTCGTTGGCGTCTAGTACGATATGTTTGCCAGTCGTAGACGAATTTATGGTGTAAAACAACTGGCCCAACTTTTCGTCGTAGTCTATTTTTACTAGGGTGTTGGCGACGTGCCGCAGCTGAATTGGCTGACCTGATCCGTTCCGAATAATAACAGCATAAGCGTTACCATGCAGGGTTGCCCACGCTTGCATCGTCTCGAAGAAGGTTTGCCCAGAATAAAGGGGGTGTGGGTTGGCCAGTAGCTTAGCAACAGGGTGCCGGGGCTGCTTTTCTCGACCGATTCCAGCATCTGTGTACACGTCCCAAGACAGCGAACTAATAGATTCAGAAATGACCCGCAAGCAGGCCCAAACAGCTGTAAGCGACTGGGCTGTTTCGTGATTTACAAATTCGCCTGACTTAGATTGCGCTCCGCGCGAAGGGCCAAAAAAGCTGGTGTAGTTTACAACTTGCTGGTTTTCCCGTTCCTCGGTTTTAGGTGTTTTGGGGACAAAGGGCGCGCTTTTCGCCCTAAAAGATGGAGCTGAAAATATGGAAAAAACCCGCGATGTTGAGCGTAAACCTGCAAACATGTGCGCAAGGTATTCAGTCGGGCCGGCGATTCGCGTTAACTTGGTTAACATAAACCACCAAGCATCACCACACATATATTTTCCCTGCGCTATCTCCCCCTTTATTTCCCGAAAGCTTGCTTTTCATTACCCTAAAGCTTTCGTAGCTGTCATACCGGTGCGGGAAGCCGTACAGGAGGAGCGTGGCCTCGCATAATGCCCATGCATCCTTGTGACTACATGCACTATCCCGCACCACGCGCCAAAACTCAATAAAATACCCTTCCGCAAAAAGCATAGCCGTAACCCTGTCAGGAATCATGGTGCAAGGCTCATCTGTATCAGTTACGTATCTTGGTATCACATCTTTGTTTTAGGTTACCACACAAAGATTTCGCCTGTCGATTCTTGTTCGTCCTCCTTGTATTCCAGGTAGCCAGCGTAGGCCATTGCGTTGGCAACTGCCGCGTCTACTTTTTCCCTGCTCCTTGATTTGTCGATTCTTACATTGCCGCCAGCGTCCTGTTTCAACATTACGTTTTGAAAACACCAAGCCACGACTGGGTTGTTTTGGTGATCCCAAAGCCCATCCAATATTTCCTTTTCCATCCCAAGAACCGCAGGGCTAAAATTCATGAACGACTGGTTAAAGGCCACCATTTCAATCCCCTCAATCAGCAGCTCGTTAATGAGCTGCGACGCGTTAAATCGGTCATAATTAGCGTGGTGCACGTCAAAAACCGAAAAGTCCGAAATGATTTGCGACCTAATGTACTCGTAGTCTATTGTCTTACCTGGCGTCAATGTCAGCCAGCCACCCGCCGCCCAGTCCATGTAGGGCACTTTATCCTGCATAGCCCTGTGCCTTGCCCGATCTTCAGCGCACCATGATCGCGAAATAGTTCTAAACTTGGGATCGTCTTGAGTAGGGGGGAACACAAGCGACCACACAGCCAAGTCCTTTACTGTTGCCAAGTCTAACCCCCCGTAGCACAAGCGGCCATGTAAAATCTTCTCATCAAAATCAGTAGACGCTTGCATATAGTCCTCCCGCTTAATCCATGTCGTGTTTGTCTTTTGCCACCTGTTGAGGTTTTTTGTAATGAAGGAGGTCATTCTCGTAGCCCCTTCAGTTACCGCTGTAACGTACTGCGACCGCAAACCTTCCCAAGGTGGAGCCTGGCCAATGCCAGGGTTTGACTTTTCCCAATTAGCCTCTACTTCCCAATCGTCTTCATCGTCCATCGAAAAGATCAAGGGGAAAACTTCATCGTTTTCAATAGACCCCTCAAGAATAGATATATACCGCTGCTCCAGCTGCCAAAGCGTCCCCAGCACGTTAAAGCCCCTCGTGGTTGTAATAATTAGTAGCGGCTGCGCCCGTCCTACTGATCCAGATTCCAAGTTGTCTGGTATAGACGAATCCCTTGCCTCGTGGTATTCATCCACACAGGAAAGGTGGGGAAACACGCCATCTAAGGTTCCGGAATCGGCAGAAATAGCGCGGAAAAAAGAACCGTCCGGACTGTTATCTAGCGCATCTAATTTGCTTACTAGCTCATAGTTTTGTTGAGAATTATACACCCTAATATCCGACATTTTACCTTCCGCCTTTAGGTAGTCCATGATGACCTTGCCAGAGTTCCAGCAATACAAGGCCTGGTCTTTTTTGTTAGCAACGCTGTACACCTCCGCCGCCTGCTCGCCATCAAAGAAAGCCATCAGGACAGAAATAGCACCCGCCAACTCAGACTTTCCCCCTTTTTTTGCAATGCAAAGCAGCACCTTCCGTGTAACGCGCAAGCCGGAGCTTTTGTGTTTTAAGCCAAATATGTAAGCCAGGAAGAACTTTTGCCAATCCATCAACTGAAACCGCTTGCCCTTAAAGTCCCCCTTGGTGTGCTTGAATCCAGAAATA